CTCAGGATGTTTATTTAACTGGTAATCCCCAAATTACTTTCTTCAAAGTTGTATATCGTCGTCATACTAATTTCGCAATGGAGGCGATACAACAAACTTTCTCAGGTATCCCTGATTTTGGAAATACCGTATATTGTCAAATATCCCGCAATGGCGATTTAATTAATCGTGCTTATCTTGAGGTTACTTTACCAGCAATGACTGCTTCCAATATGTTCGTTAATTATATTGGATTACGCTTATTAAAATCTGTAACCATAGAAATTGGCGGTCAGCAAATAGATAAGCATTATTCCGACTGGCTTTACATTTGGAATGAGCTCTCTCTTCCGATTGGCAAGCGCTATGCTTGGGAGCAAATGGTAGGTGCTGATCAGGATATTACAAGTGATACTACTTCAACTGGTGTAACCTTATTCGTGCCTTTAGAGTTCTGGTTCTGTCGTACCATAGGTCTTGCTCTTCCCCTCATTGCTCTTCAATATCACGAGGTAAAACTCAAGATTGAATTCGAGTCTCATAATAATTGTATATATCAAATGGGCACAGCAGGTACTGCTAACGATACTATTGACCCATCAACCACTTATAAATTACAGAAGGCTAACTTGTGGGTTGATTACATCTTCCTTGACACTGATGAACGTCGCAAATTTGCTCAATTATCTCATGAGTATTTAATCGAACAATTACAATTCACTGGTTCCGAAAGTTTAACTACTGGAACTTCAGGCACCTCAACCCGTGTAAAACTAAATTTCAATCATCCTTGTAAGGAATTAGTATGGGTTGCTAAATACGCCTCCAGCACTACTCGCAACCATTGGTACAACTATACCGTGAAAGCTGATGGTTCATTTTTAACTGGATTACAAAAACCATCTGCTATATTAGCAGCCACAACATTAGCAGATTTAGGTTCAAATATTCTTGCTTCAAGTAATGCCGGTGGTATTGCTGAAAATAATAGTTTCATAACTAAATTAGTTTATAACGTTGAACCTGGCTTTTCAGCCAACTCTACCAATCCATTTGAACGATGTTTACTTCAATTAAATGGAAATGACCGTTTTGCTCAACGCGATGGTTCTTATTTCAATTATGTTCAACCCTTCCAACATCACACTAATATCCCTGCCAATCAAGGCATTAATGTTTATTCATTTGCTCTCAAACCTGAGGAGCATCAACCATCTGGAACCTTAAATATGTCTCGTATTGATACTGCTGTTTTAGCAGTTGATGCTAAAAAGTCTACAGGAACTCTTTCAGGTGTTATTAATATCTATGCCACTAATTATAACGTTCTTCGTATTCTTTCAGGTATGGGTGGTTTAGCATACTCTAATTAGATTTTTACTATTCTTTTTTTTTCTCCTATTATAGTATAAAGAATATAGCATAAATGGGTGGTGGTCTTCTTCAACTTGTCGCTTATGGTGCTCAGGATGTTTATTTAACTGGTAATCCCCAAATTACTTTCTTCAAAGCTGTATATCGTCGTCATACCAATTTTGCGATTGAGGCAATAGAACAAACTTTCAATGGAACTCCAGAATTTGGTTCTCGTGTAACTTGTCAAATATCTCGTAATGGTGATTTAATTAATCGTGTTTATTTACAATTACGATTAACTAATACAACCAATGTAATTTATACAAAATATTTTGGTCTTCGTGTTATTAATTATGTTGAAATAGAAATAGGTGGTCAACGTATTGATAAGCATTATGCTCACTGGTTATATATATGGAATGAATTATCTCTTCCTGCTGCTAAACGTGATGGTTACAATCAAATGGTTGGAGCTTTCGGAGGTAAAGTAAATCAAACTGATGTATCCAAATCTTCTATTAATCAGACTTTATACGTTCCTCTTGAGTTCTGGTTCTGTCGCAATGTTGGTCTCGCTCTTCCTCTTATAGCTCTTCAATATCATGAAGTTAAAATCAATCTTAATTTTGAAACCAAAGATAAATGTACTCTTGTTGGAACTGGAGCTGATACCGGAGTCAATCCTTCATTTACTGCCTCTCTATGGGTTGATTACATCTTCCTCGATACTGATGAGCGCCGACGATTTGCTCAGTTATCTCACGAGTATTTAATTGAACAATTACAATTCACAGGCGAAGAGGCTGTATCTACCACAAGTGTAAAGTCTAAATTAAACTTTAATCATCCTTGTAAAGAATTAATATGGTTCTTAACCAATAGTGATAATAATTTAAATAACTGGTTCAATTATACAACTAAACTTGATTCCATTGATGTTGTTGATAATTCAACAGAAACTTACATCACTAAACTTCATTATGATGGTTTAACAGGAAATAATAGTGAGGTTATGTATCCTTCAAACCCTGTAGTTAATGCTAAATTAGTATTGAATGGTAATGATCGTTTTTCACAACGTACTGGTGCATATTTTAATCTCGTACAACCGTTCCAACATCACGAGAATGTTCCAGCCAATGCTGGCATCAATGTTTATTCTTTCGCTCTCAAACCAGAGGAACATCAACCATCTGGAACCTTAAATATGTCTCGTATAGATACTGCAGTTCTTAATATGGAAATATATAATAAAAGTGCTCTCCTTAATACCGGCTATAAATATATAGCAACAAATTCTTCATTATTTGTTTATGCCACTAATTATAATGTTCTTCGTATTCTTTCAGGTATGGGTGGTTTAGCATACTCTAATTAGATTTTTACTATTCTTTTTTTTTCTCCTATTATAGTATAAAGAATATAGCATAAATGGGTGGTGGTCTTCTTCAACTTGTCGCTTATGGTGCTCAGGATGTTTATTTAACTGGTAATCCCCAAATTACTTTCTTCAAAGCTGCTTATCGTCGTCATACAAATTTTGCGATTGAAGCAATAGAACAAACTTTCAATGGTAATGCTGCCTTTGGTTCTCGTGTAACCTGTCAAATTACTCGTAATGGTGATTTAATTAATCGTGTTTATTTACGCGCTACATTTACTAATGAAGCTGCAAATGAAGGTAGTGCTAATAATGAAAATAATGGTATTGCTTTAGTTCCTTATTTTGGTCTTAAATTATTAAAAACTATTGAATTAGAAATAGGTGGTCAGCGTATTGATAAACATTATGCTGAATGGTTATATATATGGAATGAATTATCATTACCTTTTGGCAAACGTAATGGCTATTATACCATGGTTGGTGGTGATAAATACAATCATTCTATATATTTACCAGCTAAACGTTCTTATACCGTTCATGTACCTCTTGAGTTTTGGTTCTGTCGCAATGTTGGCCTCGCTCTTCCTCTTATAGCTCTTCAATATCACGAAGTAAAAATAAATATTGATTTAGAAACAAAAACCAACCTTGTTGATAAAACTGCAAATTATTCCGACAAGGCTTTCAGTCTTCTTGACTTGTATGGATCTCTTATTACAAATAGTACTACTCCTAAAACTAATGCTGAATTAACTTCGGGAAGCATTGATAACCTAAAATTAAATGAAGTCAATCTTTGGGTCGATTATATCTTCCTTGATACTGATGAACGCAGACGTTTTGCTCAATTATCTCATGAATATTTAATTGAACAATTACAATTCACAGGCAGTGATACCATCACCAATTCTAATAATACTAAAAGTATTCGAATGAATTTTAATCATCCATGCAAAGAATTAATATGGTATATTAAGCCTAATAAAAGTGCAAATATAGTTCACCCTGCTAATTATGATTTATTCTGGAATAACTTTTCCACTCGCAATACGGATAACAATCAATGGTTAGGTACTAATCCGGTTGTAAAAGCCAAAATACAACTTAATGGCAATGATCGTTTTGCTGAAAGAGATGGTAATTATTTCTCATTAGTTCAACCATATCAACATCATGACAATACACCTGATGCTTTTCATGAAGGTATTAATGTATATTCATTTGCCATAAAACCAGAAGAACATCAACCATCAGGAACTTTAAATATGTCTCGCATTGATACTGCTATATTATCAGTAGCTTCATCTGTTGCGGGTGATATTTACATTTATACCACTAATTATAACGTCCTCCGTATTC